GGCTGAGCAAGTCTCCTATGTAGACATTACAGCTGTTGACGGTTTCCGTTTATTCAACCTAGCCAACATAACTACGGTTACAGGTCAAGCCAATGGTGATGACACAGGTGAGCGCATAGGCAAGATATTAGATACCGTATCTTTCCCTAACTCAATGCGTACCTTAGATGTCGGAAATTCCCTATGTCAGGCAGACCCAGCGAGTACACGCACAGCCCTAGCAGCTATCGTCAATGCAGAGTTTAGCGAGCAGGGTGCTTTCTATATGGACTCTGAAGGTCAGGCAGTATTTAAGAACCGCAACGCTGTCGTTGTTTCAGCTGGTGGCACACCTATTGAATTTAATCAGACAGGGGATATACCTTACAAAAATCTTGCATTTGCATTTGATGACAAGTTAATCATTAACCAAGCTACTATTACCCGTATTGGTGGTAGCCCTCAATTTGCTGAGGACGCTGGTAGTGTTGCAACCTTCTTTCCGCATAGCGTTAATTACAATGATCTAGTTATACAGACAGATACAGACGCTAACAACATAGCTCGTATTTATGTCGCTACTAGATCAGATACCACTATCAGAATTGACGCAATGACCGTAGACCTGCTTGACCCTGATGTGCCTACTGGCACAGTTTTAGCAATGGACTACTTTACTAATGTTGATATATCTAACATACAGCCTGACGGTTCTACAATAACCAAGAACTTACAGGTGCAAGGCATTAGCTGGGATATAACCCCTAATCGCTGGTTAGGTACTTTTACCACGCTTGAACCAATCACAGACGGGTTTATCATAGGTAACACCACCTATGGTGTCCTTGGTGATGATATACTAGGATACTAAGGAGTAATACAATGGCAACAGGTTTTCCAGCTTCAACAGGTGATGTCCTCTCAGCTGCAATGTTTAACGGTTTAGTTACTTTTACACTTAACGATCAGGCAAGCAGCTACACAGTAGCTAACTCAGACCTTTATCAGGTGCTTGTAAGGACAACCGCCGCTGGCACTAAGACAGTCACTATTGCCCCTGACTCAACCCTTACAGCTGCCGCAGTTGGTACAGCTATTACTTTCCTTAACTCAGGCGCAGGGTTGTTAACCTTTGCCGCTGGTGCAGGTGTAACCATTACTTCCGCAGGTGCAGCACCAACAGCACCAACCTTGGCGCAATACAAAACAGCGGTTGCAATCCGCACAGCTGCTAATGCTTGGACTATTGTCGGTGGCATTGCCTAATGCTTGGCAACATTGTTGCTGGTACCTTTAGTACTGGAGTACCACCTGTAACCAATTCTTACGAATCTATTGCTACAGTTACAGTAGGTTCAGGTGGTACTTCAACTATCAGTTTTACTTCAATACCATCTACCTATAAACATCTACAAGTTAGATATAACGCTAGAGCAGGTAGAGCCAATAATGCTACTGGTTATATGTGGTTACAAGTAAACACTGTTTTTGGAGATCGTTATCACGTTTTAAATGGTAACGGCTCGGCAGCCAACGCACATGCGGCTGTACCAGCATTTGATACTGGACAGTTTTTGAACGCCCCTGGAACATCAGCCGCCGCAAATATATTTGGCGCTGGAGTAATTGATTTTCTAGATTATGGTTCAACAACCAAAAATAAAACTATTCGCGCATTAAGCGGTGTTGACTGCAACGGAAGCGGTTACATTGGACTTTCATCTTATTTATATGGCTCAACCACAGCAATATCTTCAATAACTATTGGCTCCGTTGATAGCAATGTTGGTGCCTTATTACAACAACATAGCCACTTCGCCCTATACGGAATAAAGGATTAACATGTCATCAACTTATGAACCGATAGCGACAAATACTTTAACCTCAGGTGCATCAAGCGTTACTTTTAGTTCAATTCCTAGCACTTACACAGATTTAGTTTTAGTGGCAGCAATTAAAGGCACTTCAACAATTTATCGTCAATTAACAGTTAATGGTGACAATGGTTCAAACTATTCTATTACTGAACTTATTGGTGATGGTTCAGGTGCTAGTTCATCCCGTCAATCTAGTACAACCGCGATGGGTATGATGGAAGCCACTAACAACAGTTCAGACGAAACAGCAATTTCAATCTTTAACTTTATGAACTATGCCAACACTACGACTTACAAAACAGTAATAACCCGATCAAATAAGCATAATCGCACAGGTGCAATAGTTGGTTTATGGCGCAGCACTTCAGCCATTAACTCAATAACTCTTTCAGCATTTTCAAACACTTATGCAACAGGTTCAACATTTACCCTTTACGGAATTGAGTCAGAATAATGGCTAATACATATACACTTATTGATAAGAGCATTTTAGGTTCAACTGCTACCAGTGTTACTTTTAGTTCAATACCTGCAACATACACAGACTTAAAATTAGTTGCTTCAATTAGAACAGATCGTACTGCTTCAGCAGCAGAAAACATAAGAGTTCAATTTAATTCGGATACAGGTTCTGTGTATTCAGCAATAATACTTGATTCAGATGGTACTTCCGCTTATTCTAGTTCAAACTCAACACAAGCAAGCATACTTTCTGGTTATGGTAATACAGACCTTACTACCTCAGACACATTTGGAAATTTTGAAATGTACATACCAAACTATCTTTCAACCACTGCCGCTAAATCTATATCAAGTGATTCTGTTGTTGAAAATAACGCAACTCTTGGGTTTAATGTTTTAATTGCTGGTCTTTGGAATCCAGGAACTCAAGCAGCAATCAATTCAATTAAATTATTTCCCCAACTTGGCCCTAATTTTAAGATTAACAGTTCATTTTACTTATACGGCATTAAAAACTCATAAAGGAGAAACATGACAAAACCAACTAAACTAATCATCAACTGCGAAACTAAAGAGCAGATTGAGGTTGAATTAACTGATGAAGAAATAGCGCAGTTAGAGGTAGACCGAGCGAAGGCAGAGGCAGACAAGGCACAGGCTGAGGCTGACGCTGCTGCTAAGGCTGAAGCTAGAGCAGAGTTATTAGCCAAATTGGGTATCACAGCTGAGGAAGCTGCACTACTACTTTCCTAATGAAACCTTGGCTATCCAAATCCGCAGCACAGTTGCGTGAACAAATAGATGATTCTTACCCAAGTCGTAGCAGGCGAAGTGACGGGTGGGTGGCTGATCTGCGTCATCAACAGGCAGGTAAGTCAGACCATATACCTGACTCGAAGTCCAACGGTGTCGTTAGAGCTATTGACATTGACGCTCGCCTTTCTGACAACGAAGGGGATTCAGCATATTTGGCAGATCAGCTTAGACTCTACGGGAAAAATCATGGACGCATATCTTATGTAATTCATTTAGGCAAGATAGCCAGTCCTATCCTTGGCTGGCGTTGGCGTAAGTACAAAGGTTTTAATCCGCATAACTCACATATCCATATTAGTTTTAGAAAAGGCAAGACAGATCACGACAACAATTTTTTTGACATACCACTACTAGGGGGCAAAACATGAAAACCCAATACTGGACAATACTTAACAGCTATGCAAGATCAGCGTTTGTATGTTTACTTACAATCTATGTAGCTGCACCTGACGCAGCACCTTCAGACATTTGGAAAGCATTTGTTGTTGCTTTTGTAGCACCTATCCTTCGTGCATTAAATCCTGATGACAAGCAGTTTGGCATAGGCTCTAAAGAGTAATGACAGCGGTAGAAATTGCCGCTATCTGTGCCGCAATAACAACTGTATTTACTGGCTTTGCAGTAGGGCTTAGATTCCTAGTCAAGGGTTGGTTAAATGAACTTAGACCTAATGGTGGGTCAAGTATAAAAGATCAGATCAATCGCCTAGAACGGCGTGTTGATGACTTATTTGTCATACTATCGAGAGACAATTAAAACATGGCAGCCAAAAAGAAACCAGCACGCCGTCGTAGATCAGTAGCTCGCACCGAGACTACTGCACTTGACATGCACGCCATTGCGCTTAATGAGTATTTTAGAGCGTTACGCAGGGCTGGTTTTACCGTCGAAATTGCATTAGGTCTAATGGATAATAAAAACAGTATGCCTGAGTGGTTAATCCCTACTACAGCTGATACTGACATTACACCTTTTCAAGACGACGATGAGGACGAGGACTAACCTATTAAGCGCATTGCGTTCGTAAGTGATTTACAAGCACCATTTATCAACGAAGTAGCAGTTAAAAATGTAGGCAGGTTTCTAGCCAAATGGCAACCCCACCAAACAATCTGTGTTGGTGATGAGATAGACATGCCACAGCTAGGCAGTTTTAATGCCAATACCATTGACGAAATGGTAGGCAACTTAGATGAGGACAGAGTATTTACCCAAGAGGTATTAACTTACTTGGGAGTAACAGACATAGTAGGAAGTAACCATGGAATCAGACTTTACCGATCAATCAAAAAAAGACTCCCAAGTTTTCTTAACCTACCCGAACTCAAGTATGAACGCTTTATGGGATATGACAAGCTCAACATTAAATATCACCCATACGGATTTGACTGGGCAAAAGGTTGGCATGTCACTCATGGCGACGCTTTCCCTATGTCTAACAATGCTGGGCAGACAGCCTTAAACGGCGCACGCCGCATAGGTAAAAATGTTGTCTGTGGTCACACTCACAGGCTAGGTCATATGTCCTACTCAGAGGCTCATAATGGGCGTTTAGGGCGTGTATTACAGGGTGTTGAGGTAGGCATGCTAGTTGACCTCTCTAGTAGCGGTATGAGCTACACAAGGGGCTATGCCAACTGGCAATCAGGTTTCGCTGTTGCTTATGTAGACAAGACTCTTGTGACGGTAGTCACAATCCCTATCAACCATGACGGCAGTTTTATATTTGAAGGTAAGGTCTATGGGAAAAGAGCCTAGCCGTACCATTGATGACCATATTGACGACTTCGACGCAATAGGGGTTTTGTAACAAAAGCGTTATAGGACACGCCTGTCAGTTCCTACACTTACCATGAACAAATCATCATACTTTCGGTGTTGGCAAAATCTGTCAACGGAAAGGAACTTATGAATACATGGATATCAATTAGCATATTGTTTTACACAGCTGGTATCGCCTATTGTGCATATTACATTGGGTTTGATAGAGGCTTCCTGATAGGTAAACAGCGTGGGTGGGTCAATGGATATGCTTCAGCCAAGGCAACCGAACGAGTTGTCTCAGATGAGGTATTTGACTATGAAAAGAACTGATGAGTGGCTCAATGAGATTAGTGGCATTGTTGCGTCAAGAGGCGCAGATTATGGCTCAGCAGCTACAAACCACAGACGAATCTCAGAACTATGGTCAGGTTACTTGGACACTTACATTAGTCCAGAGCAAGCTTCCATGTGTATGTTGCTCGTCAAGGTTTCACGCCTCAGCGAGACTCCACACCACGAAGACAGTCTCAAAGATATTATCGGATACGCCTGCGTGTATAGGAAAATAATGGCAGAGCTACATGATAATACTGAACAGGACTAAGAATTACTGTGACTACTGTAAAAACCGTTATGGGACAACTAGCCTCAAAGGTCAAGTCATGGCGATTTTCACGAGCATTAGCTCGAGCAGAAAAGCGACCTGCAAATATCGCAACTATTGTCAGCCATGTCGAACCGAACTGGAGAGTTGGCATGACGGCAGTACTTGGACATTGGAACAACAACAAGCCTACGCACAAGGATTGGACGAAATAGATTATGGCTTACTTTGATCTAGATAAATACATGACAGCTGAAGAACGCATAGAGCTGTTTGCTAAAGAAAACCCTGACTTTCGCATGAAGTCATTTCACGAACAAACTGACGGGTTTGTCTTTGTTGAAGTTAACCTGTATCGCACTTGGGCAGACCAAGAGCCTTGGGTAACTGGACTCGCTGGTGAATCATTGGCTACACAGTTTGCCATTGAGAAGGCAGAGACTTCAGCCTATGCAAGAGCTATAACTAACACAGGTGACCCTAAGTACAGCACTATGAAAGATGGTACTAAAGCACCTAGAGCTAACAAAGGTGAAATGGAAGCGATCAAGCCTATGTATGGCAAGGTAGGTTCAAAGTCTGCCGCTATTGAAATGGCACTAAGAACAGACATAAAGAACAACCCTTGGTCTGCACCTGAAGCCAAGGCTGAACCTGAACAATGGTCAGTCAATGAGGTTGCCCAAGCATTAAACGCAACTGTTGTTGATCAAACCTATGAGTGCCAGCATGGTGCAATGATTCGTAAAGAAGGAACAAGCCAAGCAGGTAAGCCTTATTACGGGTTTGTGTGTGTTGAGAAGCGTAAGGCTGATCAATGTGACGCCAAGTGGGGCAGACTCACAGCTAATGGCAAGTGGTCATTTGGAGAACAGGATAAGTAAATGGGCGATATGGAGATGATCTACCCTGATCGTACAAAGATTATATTTACAGATGAGGGTGCAAGCTTAGACATTGTAAATATGTCTGACTGTTGCGAACTATGTAATGACCCACGCCTAGTGCATGAGGGCGACTTGCTTAAATGCCTTAGCTGTGGAGTTATTAACCATATTGACTTTGGGCATCATAAAGATGCCTGAAGCAATACAAATGAAATGTAATAAGTGTGGTAAACCCACAGTATTTGAGATTGAAAATGGTTGGGACATACCACCCGAGGTAGTGGTGGCTAAGTGTCAAAAGTGCGAGAATAAGGGCGTGAGAGAAGTGACGGACTTCATGAAAGAACCAGTACGCTGCACAAAGTGTGGGGCTTGGAAAATGGAAGGTTTGTCCTGCTCAATATGCGCAAAGATCAATGCCCCGAGTGCCTAGGGTATAACACACAAACAACACAATATAACAAAGACTACCTGCACCTATGCTGTGCATGTGGTCATGAGTGGAGTGAAGGTTATGGGTAAAAAAGA